TCAAGAATATCTCGAATGGCTAGCCGAAGGCAACACACCACTACCCGCTGATTAAACACAAACACTTTATTAATTAATACAATGATTACTATTATTCGCCCTATCCTTTTCTCTTTTCTGGCCTCTGATAAGGTCAAACGTTTGGTTGTTGATCTGCTTGAGAAACTAGCACAACAAACAGATAACGATGTTGATGACCAAGCAGTGGCCATCATTCGTAGGGGATTGTTCCCTTGTAAGACCGGTCAATGCAGTATCTGATATGTCTATTAAAATTATAGACTTATTTTCTAATTTTAAAGGTCTTGACCACCAAATACAAGCAATCGACGCTCTGGAAGAAGTTCTTGGGGCTGATAATTTGTCTGATGACGCTAACTGGGTCAAACTTTGGCGTTCAGCTTACTATCCAGAAACTATTTCAAACACCTGGGATGGTATTGAGATGGCTGCTATTCAAGCTGGGGCTAAGTTCCCACAAGTAGTAGCTGCTCAATGGGCTCTTGAGAGTGCCTGGGGGCAACATGTTTCTGGTCAGAATAATTTCTTTGGCATCAAGGGTCCAGGGACTGTTAAGACCACCTGGGAAGACTACGGTGCGGGTGCGGTAACTATCAAAGCTTCATTTAAAGATTACCCAACAATTTACGCTTGCATCCTTGAGCTTGTCACTCAGTGGTATAAAGACTATAAGTCTTATCGTGGTATTAACCGTGCTGAGACTTGGCAGGAATGTTGTTATCTCCTTAAAGCTGAAGGGTACGCAACAGATCCGGTATATGCAGAAAAACTCATTGCCCTTATTAAAGCAAATGATTGAAGCCAGCGTTTCGGCAGGCATTGCTGTTATTGCTGGTGTTTCTGCTGTTGCTAATCGGTTACATAACAGAATTAACTCTGTTCATAACCGTATCTCTGAACTCGATAATCGCATTGACAGACTTGAGTTGTATGTCGCTCAAAACTATGTCAATAAAAGTGATTTCGTGGTTGCTCTTGAAAAGATGGAGAGCCACATGATCCGCATCGAGGAAAAACTCGATAAATTGCGAAATTATTGATGAAAAACAAAGAACAATCAAACATGGGCACAGAGGATCAGTTTGAGACTCTTCACGGCCTTGTTACCTCTGAATTTATTTCACGTATCAAGGCCGGTGAATCCTCTACTGCTGATCTCCGTGCTGCCTGTGAGTGGCTAAAAACTAACGGCATTACAGGAATCCCTGTTGATGAAAGCCCCTTGGCTGATTTGCTGGGTCTTATTCCTGAACTTTCATTTGAAGACGTACAAAGTGAAATCACATGAGTCTTTATCGCAATATCAATAAGCGTAAGAAAGCTGGTACTTCACGTTCTAAAAAGAACTCAACAGTTTCCGCCAAGTCTTACAGCAACATGAAAAAAGGATTCCCTAAAAAAGGTAAGAAGTAATGGCTCCTAAACGCTCTTCGAACCCTGGGAAGAGTGCCCGCTATTACGCTAAAAATCCTAAAGCTCGCGCTAAGAAGAATGCTGCACAACGGCAGAGGAACAAGACAAGCGAGAACCGTGAATACAGATCTGAGCTTAATGCTGCAAGACGCAAAGCAGGTATTTACGGAAAAGGCGGGCCTGATATGTCCCACACAAAATCAGGAAAGCTAGTTAAAGAATCACCTAAGAAAAACCGTGCCAGAAATGGATCAGGCGGGAATGGACGACTCAAAAAAGGTTAAAAGCTTATGGACACGCCACGGTCTCTTATGCACCAGCTCCTCACGTTTCGTAGCGGTGACGCTAAACGTATGTGGAGAGAAGAAATCAAACGTCGAGATGGTTACTCCTGCTGTTATTGCGGAGCAACAGAAGACCTGACGATTGATCATGTAATCCCCTTAAGTAAAGGGGGGCCTACAGATGCCTCTAATTGCCAGACAGCGTGTCGGACCTGCAACCAAGCCAAAGGGAGTCTTTCCCTAGCTGAATTTCTAAATCTTAAAATTGCTTAAATTTTATTATGCCTATTTCTAATCAACGCGATTACATCCTTAAAACAGAATATTCTCATCATACAACTGTAGCTCTTACTCAAGCTGTTGCTAACGCAGCTTCTGCTGACTACACCGTTGCTGACCTTATTAATCTTGTAAACGTAGCTCTTACCTCTAAGTACAACAACGTCTCTAACGGGACTGTTGGTGGTAAAACTACGGGCAAGATTGGCCAAGCTACTTCTACTCAGAACTAAAACGCTCTAAGCGATACCTAGGGGGCTCTGCGCGGGCCCTCTTTTGCTGTTTAGGTGTACTTGGTTATGAATAACAATATAGAGCCCTTCCTGAGGCTTAAAGAGTTCAAAGACTTTGCTAAGTGGTTACAAAAGAATCTTCCCTTACCACTTGCTTATTTCTGTATCGCATACCTCTGGCGTCTTGAAGAGTTCTACATAGAACACAAGATAGTCACAGCAGTAGACAAAGCGATTGAACCCCATCTGCCCTCACAAGATTTTATTACACCACATCGTTTCAGCTCCCGTCCATCAGAGGTAAAGGGTCTGGATATTATTGAAATACAAGCCGACTATGAAAAAGACTGATGTTGTTGAGGCCAAACTAAAAGGCGACTTTAAAATATTCCTTTCAGCTATCTGGCACGAACTCAATCTCCCCTCCCCTACTAGAGCCCAATACTGCATTGCTGACTACCTACAGAGCGGTCCAAAACGTCTGCAAGTACAGGCCTTTCGTGGTATCGGTAAGAGCTATGTCACAGCCGCTTACGTGCTTTGGGAGCTATACAAAGACCCAGACGTAAAGGTGATGTGTGTCTCTGCCTCTAAGGAACGAGCAGACAACAACAGTATCTTTATTCAAAAGCTTATTCTTACTGTTCCCTGGCTGTCTCACATGAGACCTAAGGGTGACGAATACCGTTGGTCTCGTATTAACTTTGATATTGGTGGAACTAAACCTACCCAGTCCCCTAGTGTTAAATCAGTAGGCATAACGGGAAATATGACCGGGAGCCGTTCTGACATTCTATTATTTGATGATGTTGAGGTTCCAAATAACTCTGCAACTGATATGCAAAGAGAGAAATTGATCCAGCTTATTTCAGAAGCTGAGGCAATTCTTATGCCCAAACCCACCTCACGGATCATCTTTCTTGGTACTCCTCAGACATCATTTACTTGTTATCAAAAACTTGCAGAACGTGGTTACCGTCCTTACGTCTGGCCCTCTCGCTATCCAGCCAATGTCGCTAATTACGAGGGTCTCCTAGCCCCAGAACTGCTCGAAGATCTCGACAAAGGCGCTAAAGCCGGTGAGCCAACAGACACTCGCTTCTCAGACAAGGAACTAACTGAGCGGGAAGCGTCAATGGGGCGCTCTAACTTCGCTCTTCAGTTCCAACTCAACACAACCCTGAGCGATAGAGACAAGTTCCCCCTCAGGTTCTCCGACATGATCGTTACCCCTATAGGCAATGAGTGTGCAGAGAAATACACCTGGAGTGCTGATCCGCGCTATGTCCTAGGCACATTGCCTGCTGTAGGCCTTCCAGGGGATCGTTATTACGCTCCTATGTTCATTGACGAGGCCTGCTGTGAGTTCCAAGAGACCATTTGTGCCCTAGACCCCTCGGGTCGTGGCCTTGATGAGACATCCGCTTGCATCCTTTCCCAAGCCAATGGCTACCTCTTCCTTCGAGACATGAAGGCTTACAGAGATGGCTATAGCGATGCAACACTCATAGACGTTCTTAAACTTGCTAAACGCTATAACGCCTCCACTGTCCTCATAGAATCAAACTTCGGAGATGGTGCGATCACTGAGTTGCTTAAAAAACATGCTATTCAACAACAGGCCTTCCTGAATATTGAAGAAGTTAGGTCTACTACTAGGAAAGAAGAACGCATCATCGATACCCTTGAACCCGTCCTCAACCAACATCGCTTGATTGTTGATCCCAAGGTCATTGAATGGGATTACAGATCTAACCCAGACGAGGCTCCCGACAAACGTCTTGAGTACATGTTGGGATACCAGCTCAGTCGTATGTGCCGCGAGTCCGGGGCCGTTAGACATGACGATAGAGCTGATGCTTTGGCAATGGCTGTCCGTTGGTATACAGATGCCCTAGCCCTCTCCGCAGAACAAGCTCAGGTAGATCGTAGACAACTAGAGTTTGATTCAATGCAGGAGATGTTCCTAGAAGACCCTCAGAGGGCCCTAGACGCCCTTTGCCTTGGGATTGGTCATCATGAGCTGTTACACGCCCGTAGAGGCCGCTCTAGGCCCCAGTCGTGGTTTCAGGGCTCCGCCCTTCCAGAGACAAAGAAGAAATACAAACGTTCCTAAATACAAGGTTGCACAGTATCGAGGAGACACGGTTGCACATGTATGACCAGAGAGAGTGGTGCCTCTTTGGTCAAAAATACTTTGGACAGCGATTTAGCAGACCCCCATATCCATCCCTAACCGGGATGTCTCCGGGGGTCCTTTTATAGACAAATGGGGGGACTATAGGGGGGTACATAAAAGACATATAACCTAGTTAAACACGGTTAAACGTGTATAACTAAAGAGTTTAAGACATACCAATACTGTGTTATAAGCTAGTTATTACCGGTTACAACCGGTTATAAAAGGTTGTCTTACGTTCATCCATACATAAACCTATAACAGGTTATATGGACGCATTAATTCATCATTCACGGAACGGGGAATGGTGTGTCTTTATTGAGATTATGATGATGCCTCCTA